GTGAAGCTTAGGTTACCTGTGTTCACTGTAATTTTGCTTAGGTAATCACCAGCATTACCAAGTGATGATGCCTGGTTGCTTAGTTCCACATAACCGTAACGAGTCATGAATGACACAACTGGTTCAAATGTTTGTGGGTCTAGAACTGTACCACTGCTCATTAGAGGGATGTATGGGCAGTAGAATGCTGCTGCGTCTGTTTCAGTCGCACCTTTGTATCCGATTAGGATATCGTCGTTTGCTGCGTACTGGTTTACATAAACACGCATAGTACCGTTTAGAGTACCTACGAATTTTGTGTTTGTTGGTGCCTCGAAAGGACCTTCAGTTGTACGAGCAAATGCACTTGTTGTAGCTGACTGTAGAACTGTTAGCATTGTTGGTGAAACAACTGCCCAGTTACCTGCGCCACGACGTGTGCGTGCTGCGATTGTGTTTGCATTCTTGTTGATTAGAACTGCAAGTGCTGCGTGCTCATCACCAACGAATGTTGCTGTACCACTTACACCTGCTTGGTTGTAAGTGTCTGTGCCACCTGCTAGGCTGTTTAGAGATGCGATGATCTCTTGGTCGATTTCAGCAGTAATTTCTTGTGCAAGTGCTTGCATGATTTCTGCTTCAACGTCTAGTCCGTGCATTGACTGAGCATCTTGTGCTGATTCGAAAGTCCAACGTGCTGATAGCTTACGTGTTTTCGCTTCAACAGTTTGCTTTAGAACCTGAATGCTCATTTTCTTACCTGCTTCTGCTTCTAGTGCACTAGTTGCTTCTGCGCGGTTTGATGTTTCGTTACCTGAGTAACCTGTTGCGATTGCAAATGGTGAAAGTGCTTCATCACCTGCTGTTGCTGTGTCATATGACTCTGCATAACGTACACGTAGTGTGTGGATTTGTCCAACTGGTCCGCTCATTGGCTGAACACCAACGATTTCGTTTGCGATAACTGTTGGCATAACACGACGAATAACTGGTAGGATCACTTTGTTTAGTGACGCAATGTTACCTGCTGAAGTTGTACCTGCTGCTGCAGTTTCAGTTAGGTAGGATTTTGTGTTCTCAAGAACACTTTCCATTACTTTTGCTTTTGTACCACTTAGACCGTCGGTTAGTGCTTCTTTGGTAGCTGACCAATTTTCAAATAGGTTGTCTGCCATTTTCGGTCTCCTTAACTTATACCGGCTAATTTACGAAGGTTAACAATATCAGCAGTAGTATCAGCTTCTGCTGAACTGTTTGCTTTATCCCCAGTTACCTCTTTAGTAGATTCACTGAGTACCTTCTTAGTTTCTGGTTTTTTAGTATCTTCATTCAATACTGATGGTAGATACTTGTTGAATGCTTTTTGTAGTTCACTTGTTTGAGTGCTTTCTAAAAGTACATTCATAATTTCCTTTTGGGATTTGCTTAGAGGTGCCATCATTTCATTCATGATAGCTTTACGCTCTGCTTTATCTGCCACAATGCGTGCATTGCGTGCGGATTCTTTAAGCATAACTTCCTTTTCAGCAACGGCTTTGTTAGCTTCGTCTAACTTTGTACGAAGTTCGTTCATTTGCTTGTTTAATCTAGATACTTCTGTACCCTCATTAAGCATACTGCCCATGAATTCTGCTGCGAATGTTTCGAAGATTTTACGTCCAAATTCATTTTCTTTTGCAACTTGGATGTCTTCTCTTAGAGTTGTAAGTTCATTCTTGATTGTTGATTCAAGAATTGCTTCAACTTTTTTCGCCGCATTTTCTACAAACTTGCGCTTGGTTTCTGCGATAGCTTTCTTGCCTTCTTTGATCATTTTGACTTTTGCTTCAACTAGTGAGCGCTTGTCATCATGAAACTCATTAAGCTCTTTTGTTAACTGCTCAATAACAAAACCCTCTAGTTGGGCCATGTTAGTTTCTTGTGCAGCACGGTCTTCACGAAGTTCTGAAATTTCTTTGTGAAGTGTTTCCATTACAAACTCATCAAGAACCTTCGCGTGTTCTTTCATGTGCTTGCGATATGCAACACGATCTTCTGCTAGTTGGTTTTTATCTGCTTTGAATTCTTCTAGTTCTTTGCCGATTACATCACCAATCATTGTGTCCATTGCTTCTACGATATTTGCTTTGTCGTTTTCATAACGCTCTGCAAATTCTTCACGTAGTTCTGTTGCAATTTCTTCTCTCGCTTCAGTTAACTTGGTTTCCCATGCTTCACTGATTGAAGATCTAACCTCTTCGGAGAGCATACCTGAGTTTAATAGTTCATCAATAGTCTGAGCCATATTAATCTCTCCTATACTTTAGGTTGCTTATAAATTGAGTCACCTCTTCTTGGAGGTAACGTTGTGCTCTATTATCGTATCTTGCTGCATCGGCAACATCCATTAATACATTGCCCCGTCTATGATTCATAATTCTTTCATAGATTGGATCGGGATAAGCATCTGGAGCACTTGGATTAGCAACAATGTCAACTGTGATGATTTCAAAGTCAGAAACTATTCCATCATCATTAACATTGCCACTGCCTCTGCTAGATACGCCTAGTTTTACTCCACTATCCAGTAGGGTTTTACAAATATTTCCCATTGGAGTAGGTAGAATTTTTAACTTACCTATACCATTCGCGCCATTTGTATCCATTTCTGTGATAACATGACTCACACGGTCTAAATTGATATTTAAATCGTCTGGATGGTCGGCTTCGCCTAAAACTGAAAATCCTTTTTTGATCTTTTCATTAATTGCTTTAACAGCACTATGAATTTCATCTTTCTTGTAGATTCTTCCGTTTTGATTTCGTACATCACCTTCGATAAAGATACCCTTCATATACAGGCTTTTGCCACCG